ATTCTTTCGTTTTCCATTATTTTTCTTTTTCATAGTATTGGATGCCGTATGAAAACCGGGACTGTTCATCCCCGTCAACTATCGTGCCGCCGTGCAGTCTCTTGGCATTTTGTTTAGCACTGTGTCAGTTTTGGGGCTTAAGACGGGGACCCAATGCTCTCCGAGCAGGTAGTTTAACGCCTTCGGGCCAATTAGTACTTGATAGGTAACTGAACGAAGCAGGGAAGCCCGTGTATGTCCAACTCGGTGCTCAACACCAGGTTGGAATAATACTCCTCAATGGCCTCCTGCTCCGCGGGATCAATGTCAAAGGCGAGCCAAAATGAATATCGGGTTCTGGGGTTAACCTGGCAGTAGGACCTGGCCATGCCCTGAGACAGCATTTGGAAACCACCTTCAATGGGAGGAGCGATAAAGGGACTGCCCCCCTCTCCATTCCTCACAAAACTAGCGTAGTATTCCTGGACAACAGGTATACCTCCTGCCAGTGATAATCCACACAACCCGACTGATTTCAACCAGCCTGCATACTGCTTGGCGCCTCTCAAATCCAAGAGGCATATGGAATCCTTTGTAAGGGTCACTCGGGGATCCCGCACCATGATGTAACCATCAGTGGTCCAAACAGGTTGACATTGACAAAAGACAATCCTCTCAAACACATCCACAGTAGGCTCAACCTCAAGGAGGAAACCCAGCTCCCTGAAATAGCCTTCCAGCTGTGAACGAATCCGAGATTCATACTTCCGTTCAGTGATGATAACAGAATCATCACCATCATTACAAATCTCCATGGGAACAGACACCCACCGGGCAAAACAGTATAAAATAGCGACACTAATTACACAATTACCAAGTGAAGTGTTCATGTCCCCTGACATGCGAGTTCCAACGGTGGTGTAACTGAGCTTGCCATCTGGTAAACTCATATGCACCTTATTATGCAACTGCAGCTGGAGAAGCCGTGACAAGTGCCGATCATCTGGATAAAACAACCTGTAAATGGAGTGTTCCCACTCCAGCATAGGCTTCGTGACATGCCTATCAAATCGTTTTGCATCCAATCCAATGGCGATAGGGTCGGCGAACCGATCCCACTTTGCCCGGATGATCGTGCCGCGATCTTTAGAGTTCAAACCCTTAAGAATCGCAGGCATCTTGTACAAGTCATGGTTAATGATGTTAAAAATCCGCTTCTCTATAGGTTTAATAAAAACACCCAGAGAAACAGTATACCTGGGCCCCCGAGGACTAATCACCCTAGGGACCACTTTCTTCAAGCTGTGTTTGAAGTTATATTTTTCGTACTTAAGGAAAGCCTTCACCACAGCGTCCTTATTACGAAACGGCTTCAGATCAAGATCAGCCGCGGCGCGTGAGTACATGAGCTGCCTGCGACCCTGGTATGAATCAGCAAATTGCTGAAACGTCATCGGGGTGGTCTTGGTAGCTCTATACTTCAACGCACGGTAGAATGGTCTCAATCTGTCGTGCACACTCACGGTAGGCTGAATTGGTGCATGGAAATGGCCTGGTGGGCCCTCAGCCCACAAAACCCTCTCCTTCACAGCACATTCAGCAGCGTCAATGGTATTTTCAAACACCCGAAAATCGGTGCCAGTGTGGACACCGTTGAAGATGACGCTTTTCCGGGGTTTGTGGCTGCCCTGGTGCCTCTTAACAGTGAGCCGTGGATGGTCTGGGGCAGAAGACCTGCCGCACACCACCCCTGTTAATGGCACAGGGCCACGTCACACACCAGGTTCATAGGGCTGGATGGTGCGGAGTACAGGTATAAACCCATACAACCACGCCACGTACACCCTAGGCGCCTGGTGCAGCGCATACGCATCACTGGCACGAAATTCCATATCCAAAACTTCGCCCTGGCTAGTGGTGAAAGCCAGCGATACACAAATGGGCAACTGAGCGGCAATATGACTGGGCCGCATGCCCACCTCGACCATGCGCTCATAAATAAAGCGCCGCACGACCAACAAGTTGGCCTTGTCGCGCTTCTCCAGGAAAAATTTATTCCTGGCCTCATGGGCGATGGTCACCACCGTTCCGCACCGCTGCCTCCTCGACGTTCGATGGAGAACCAGTGCCTGGGAAGGGCCACTCTCAGTTAGAGTATGGCCCAGCGAGTCACCAACATCAGAGTCCAGCTCTAGATATTGATGGATGGTGTCACCCGCTGTAAGATTTATGGTCGTGGTTACCCTAGTGCCTCTAGGGTCAAAATAGTGTCTAAGCACCTCCCATAAGTGCTTAATGACACCCGCCACATTGTGGATGGTCTTGCGCAGGAGTAGTGTGGCTGCTCCCGTGGCACACAAGCTTGCTGCTATGCCGAGCCCCAACCTGGCAGTAGGTGAGGAGTGATAGCAACGAACCAACAGATCGTGCGCATTCAATAAAATCATTATAGAAACTTTTAATCCATTGGGT